GCGAGAGCCTGGAGGGCGTAGGCGTCTGCCGGCTCCCATGTGTAGGGATGCCACGGCTGATGCGTGGTGATGGTCTTTCGTGCCATCAGCGGCGGACCCACGCGCCCATAACTTGCTCTTCAGCCCGCATGATCGGAAAGCCGCAGCCGCCTGCCAGTTGCTCCATGCTCGTATTCAGCCGCGCCGTCATGAAGCCGGTGTAGGTGCCGATCGGCTGCCGCACCCGCTTGACGATGGAATGCCGCATCGGACGGCCCGAAGGATGGCCCTTCACCGAGGCCCCATGGGCTTGCGGTTCTTGATCTCTTCCTGCGCGAGACGCTCCAGCTTTTCCAGAGTTTCCGGGAACTCTTTCAACAGTTTCCGCGCCGGGTTGATCTGCTTCTGGATGATCGTTTCATCCGTTCCCGGCAATTCAACGTCGCCGTAGTATTTCAACATCAGGGCGCGCGTCAGCGTCTCTTCCTTCCACGTCCCCATGATTTTTCTGACTTCTTCCGGCCTTATCTTGCGAAGCTCGTTAAACCCACGATGGATGCCCTCATGGGTGACCGCCGAGGGGTTCTCGGACGTATCCGCCCACATCGAATCCTTCTGCGGGCTGAACGCACCTCGCGCGCTCAAAGGGGGGCCTGAACCAGCCGGTGAGACGTGCAACTTCGTCAGATCCATCCCCAGCGCCGCAATGGGGGACTTGTCCGCAGCCAGTTTGGCGGCCATCAACGTGTCGGACTGCTCGCGCGAGATGGGACGTGTCTTGTCCGCAAACTCAGGGCCGTCGTCCTTGCTCAGTTCCCGCAGGGCCGTGCGGTTGTCTGTCGTCTTGATGCGCCCGTTCGGGCCAACCACGGCATCAGCCCTGTCGCCGTAGGTGTAATTGTATTTCTCCGCCAGCGTCACGTCGCTCTGGCTGGGCCACCGTGGCGTCTGGTCGCCGGTCACTATCGTGCTGCCGCCGAACGTTCTGCGCGACAGTTCGCTCATCACACCATCCCCGCCGCAGCCAGAGACTGACCGGCCTGTCCGACCTGATTGGCAATCTCGGCACCCTGCGCAACTTGCGAGGTCATCATCTCTTCCTGTTGCGCTTGCTGTGCCGCGTCAGTGATGGCCGCAGCCTCCTCTTCCGTGTTCATCCAGTCGGAGGAGGCACCGGCACCATCGAGGGCGTCACGGACGGCCTGACGGGTGTTGAAGACATGCACCGCATTCGGATCAAGCTGCGCCGCCGTTGCAAGCAACTGTGCGCTCTCAAGGAACGCCTGCGCGTTGGCGCGCTTGACGGACGACTGCAACGGGCTGTCGAACTCGAACCTGATCTCCTGCCCGCGCAACATCGGCGGGATGTCCATCGGCGAGCCGAACGCGCCGTTCTCCAACGCAAGCTGGAAAGTCTCGTCGCACACCGCAGAATTGTACTCGGTTTCCATGGGTTCGAATAAGGGCAACGCGGAGCGGACCCACTGCTCGTAGACCATCCGCATCTCGGTCGCAGAACGAACTTCGCCGAACTGCGGCATCCTGATCTGGTCGAGGTAGAACGCGCGCGACAGGATCTGCTCGATCCGCATCGCCTGCTCAGTTCCCCAATTCAGGCCGGTTTTATCGACCGTCATCGGGCGCAGAACCTCGCCCAGCCGCTCGTCGTAGTCGGCATCCACCCACGTCACGCCGCCGGCATAGGTGTTGACGCCGCCCTGGATCATCTCGCCCACCGCGATCATCGGCGGATCAACGGACTTCTGCCCGGCTTCGAGCAGCGTCAGCGTCATCTGCTGCAACAGCCTCGCATCGGCAATCGCCACATAGGCGGGACCATGCGCGTACTGCGAGCCGCTGACCGTCTGCCAGCGCGGAATGATGTAGCCCAGACGCCGACGGGGAACCTCCTCAAGCACCGTCTGGTTGTCGCAGTCGATGTACAGCGACACGTAGGGGAAGTCCTTGCGGCCCTTCCACTTCTCGTCCGACAGCGACCACTCTTCCGAGGGGAGGACGACATGGAGGCACTTCACCTCCTTGAACGGCTCCTTCTCGGCCAACTCCCGAACCTTGGCGTCCACCGTCTTGGGGAACAACGTCACCAGGTTGCGCGCCTGCGGTTTCCAGCGACGGAAAACTGTGTCGATCTCAAGCGAGGCGTTCTCCATCCACGCGCAATCGCGCAGATGCCACGTCCGATACAGCAGCCCATCCCGCTCGTCGTTCACGTCAATCGACAGCACGCACTGGCCGAAGGTGGCGAAGTCGTGGTCGCCCTCTTTCGTCGCTCTGACGAACCTGGCCCGCTTGTCGTAGATGACCTTGCGCTGCCGATCGGTGGCCCAGTCCAGCCACTTCTTCGCCGCAGGATCTTCGTTGATGTCGTCGTCCGATGTGCGGATGCGGAACCACTCCTGCCCACGGGGGCGAAGCATAGCACTCAGTGTGTTACCCAGATCGCGACGGATCAGCGCCGGGACGCTCGTCATCAGGCCCGTGGTGTCGAACATGGACGAGCCATACCGCTGCGTCGTGAAGTCGGCGCGCTCGGGATAGAACTGCTCGGCAATGTCCTGAAGCGCCGACACCCACCCCGAACGCTTGGAGAACAGGTTCTCCCCGCGCTCGATGAGTTTCGTTACTGCCGTCTTGAGCGTCATTGCACTTCCTTGCCCCAGGCGGCGTCGAGGGATGCCTTGATCGTCAGGGCCAACATCCGCGTGGACTGCGTGCCTTCCGTCAGGAACGGGCGCAGGATGTCGCGGACTTCAGCCCTCGCCAGCGCCTTCGCCTCGTCCATCGGGATGGCCGCAATCCTTGCCTCGTTGCGCGCCTCGTCACGGGACAGGCGCATCATCGTCAGGTCGTATTCGAGCCGGTCGATCCGCGCCCGCAACTGGTCCGCATCCCGCGCCTTGATGCGGGCGTCGTCACGATCCTTCACCGCCGCGTCCACAAGGGTCAGGGCGGCGTTCATATCCTCGGCAGCGGTTACCATCCCCCGCGCGCGAAGGTTGGCGTGAGAACGTCTCAGGCGGTCTGCTACGGGCTGTACGTCAGGATGCGCCTTGGAGACGGGTATGTCGTTCATCCGAGGCGGGAGTTGGAGTAATCGTCCCCGCCAGAACCGCCCTGCGACATGATCGTGGAGGCCCTGCCACCGCGCTGCATCCTGCGGCGGATCTCCTGCGTCTTGGCCCGGTTGACCTCGACCGCGTCGGAATCAGGCATCACCGGAGCCGGCGTTACTTCGGGCGCGACAGGCGCAGTCGCCGCGCTTGGAAGTTCCGGCATGATGATCGTCGGCATTTTGGGCTTGAGCAGCTTCTTCAGAAAGCCCATGGCTATCGTCCTTTGTAACGCTGTTTCACTGCGGCGTGGCCGATGTTGATCTGCGGCATCTGCCCTAGAGCGCCGCCCCGTCGCATCTGCCGCTTGACGGCCTGATCACCCATTGCCAGAGCCATCACGACCGCATCGCCCTTGCCCGGCGAGCGGCCCAGCCTCTTGCGCAGGTCGTCCTTGCTTTCGATCAGGATGCCGTTTGGCCTCAACGACCACGTAGGTGACGCCAGATCAGCCCTAAGCTCAGGATCAGGTGGAAGAGCAATAACGCTCCCACCCGGCTGATCAGGATCAAGCTCTTCACGGGCCTTCCACCATGCCTCGGCCCGCTTGTTCACAAAGGACAGCGTACCATCCTTCGTCCGTGCCGCACTCGCCGTGGCTCCGTTGAACTTCGTGTGCGAGATGGCGTTGTCGTCAAAGCGCATCGACACCGCGCCGCCATAGCCGCCGCCCATGTCCACCACGACCGGGGCATTGTCCCGGCGATGCTTCATCACCAGCGCCGCCATGCTGCTGCCGTCTGCGGTATCGGCACCCTCGACAGCAACCATGTTCCCGAACCAGCCGCCGTAGCGATACGCAATCACCGCTTGGTCGCTACCGCCGCCGGCCGGATCGAACCCCATCGCCGTCATCGTGACGGTGGCCGGGGGTCGTTCACTCCACCTGTTCTGTGCCTCGATGATCCACCGTGTGGGGATCACCTGGAAGTCCGCATCCCTCGCCGCAACGTCGAACCGCCCTTCGCGCAACATCGTGCGCATCGGCTCGGGCATGGCTTCCAGCGTGGCCGCATAGCCGCTGTTCAGCAACTCAGGATTGTCTTCCAACTTCCCCGGTATGAACGTCCTCGACCGTGCCGTGACGACACGCCCGTCGATCTCATGCGGGCCTCGCCCGTCAACCTCGACATCCTTGCCGTCGATTGTCGTGAACCACCGCAACTCACCCGGCTTGGCAGGGTTGGGATGCGTCGGGTCCAACCACGGTGCCCAATATTTTATGACCCACGCGCCTTCGGCCGTCATCGGCGGGTTGCCCGCGCAGACAATGCGGACCCGCTGGTCATCCTTGGTCGAGCGCGCCCAGCCGATCAGGAAGCGGTACTGGCTTTCCGTGAAGGCCGTGATCTCGTCAAAGCCTTTGAAGTCGTGCGCGCGGCCTTGGTACTTCTCCTTGTCGTCCTCATGCTGGACGCTACCAAATTCGAGCACCTTGTCGCCGCCGAGTTTCCACACCCGGTCTTGCCCGTTGTAGCCATCCCTGCTGCCAAGGATGCGGGCCACCTCGTCCACCAGACCACGGATCTGGGGATACTCCCGGCGGAAGATGATCGACTTGGTATGGTTCTCGACAGCAAGCCCGGCGAGGAGGGCCGACTTGCCCGCTCCCGCCGCGCCGCCGTAGAACAACTCATCCGCCTTGCTGAACCACGCCTTTTCCTGCGGGCCGGGGTTGGGGATAAATTTCGCATCCTTGGTCGCCGCGAACGCATCCGCGACGACTGCCTCTTGCTGATCCTTGGGGAGCGCTCCGAAGCGCGCCAGGATCTCATCCAGTTGGCTCATTACGGGGCGTTGGTGAGCGCCGACGAAACCACGACACGTCCGGTGGGGAGGCGAACGGCAAGGAACGCCGCTTCAGTTCCCGTGTCCGTCCACGTCAGGTCGATGTCGCCATCCGCCTCCGAGGTCGCCACGAAATACTTCTTGGCGACCACGGTGAGGAGAGCACCGTCCGTGCCGATGGCAATACCCGTCGAGCCGCCCGTGGAGGCAAACGCAGCGCCGGCCGCATCCGCGAAAACATAGAGATCCACGACCGCGCTGTAGGCGATGTCGTCGCCGTTGGCGTCCTTCAACTGAATGGTGATGGCGCGCGCGTTGGCGTTCTCAGCGGCGACCGTGATCGTCGCATCGACGCAGGGCTGCGTGATGTCGATGCCGTTCGCGGAGAGATTGCCGACCTTCGCAAGAGCGAGCTTGCGACCGTGAATGGAGGTAAGACCTTCGGCCATGATGGACCCCTGTGCTGTTGCTGTTGCTGCGGGATTGCCGGGCTGTCCCTGCCGGCTAGGGTCTTAAGCGTTGAAGACCTTGACGTAGAACACCACGGGGTAGTGCGCGTTCGTCGTCTTGAAGTTGTTGGTCAGCGTGATCGTCTGCGCGCCCGTATCTACCGCCGTGACGACGTTGAGCGGGCTTACAGCCGAGCCGCCCGCGTTCAGCATGTCAATCTCGGGATGGATGAACATATCGCCAGCAGCCATCGTCAGGTGCGTCGTGGTGACAGCGTTGCCGCTGCCTAACCCGTGCTTGACGTTTGTGATGACGTTGGACGCTGCGGTTGTCGTTCCCATGACCAGATACGGATTGTAACGAACGCGAGTGCAGATGTAGGTAGCGTAATACCCCGCTCCAACAGTGAGTTGCGCTCTACCGTCTGTCGCATACGAGTTGAGTGTTGCGCTGTAGAACCCGTTCAGCTGGCGCAGCGTCATGTCGCTGCCGGATATGGCCGTAACAACGCACACATACTCGGGATCGGTATCGCCGCCGCCAATGTTGACGTGGAATATGTCCCCAACGTCTGCCTTCAGCGTGCCAAACGAGAAGCGCGGGAACACGCAATCCGTCCCACTTCTGGACGCCATGTTTCCGATATATACAGACGTGTGACCGATGCGTGGCACCGGGTATCTGTACATTCCGCCCAGAAGGGAGTTGTCGCCGTTGAGATTGTTTCGGTTGTCTGCAAAGTTCGCGGCATAGTCGATGAAGTTCATTCCCGCGTGCGTGAAGCCGTTCTTGTCACGCCGCGCGCCAATCTCAATCTGCCCTTCTTCTCCGATGGACCCACCAAGGTTGATGTTGTTTGATCTGACCGTTCTCGACGAGCCGCCAGAAACACCGAACACGCCGTTTACATACCGCGTGGCATTCGCAGCATCGCCGCTAAGAGACGGGCCAATCCAAGTCTGCATGGAACAGTTTTTGATGTCCATCATCGGCGGCCCATTGCCTGCCTGACGGACAATGAACCCATTCCGCGACACGATTGTGCAGTTGTCCATTGACAAGGTGCCGCCTTGATAATGGTCATACGCCGCGTACTGCGTTCCGTTGGAGTCGTAGATGCTGAAATAGCAATTATCCAACTGTGTCGGCGCGATGTTTTGTCCGATCCTGTACACGCCTTCCACGTAGCAATTGCGCAGGGTTATGTTGCCAGACCAGCTTTCATCGTTGTTCAAAAACTGCCAGCCATACGCGGCGTGAATGTTGTCGTATGACCCATGCAGGTTTCCGTTCGATTGCGTTCCACCGGTATTGCTAAACGCAGAGTGAAACCCAAAGAAGTCCAGATCGCGAAACGAATTGTTTCGGCCCTGGCTGTGTCCGCTCACTATTCCATAGACGCAATTGCTGTAGTTTCCTACGTGGTGGCGAATAAACTCCCCATTGCTGTCGCCGTGCATTCGGCCGTAACCAATGACAAACTGAGAGATATTGACCCTCTCAAGCGTGCAATGGCTGCCGCCCGCCGTGCCGTACTGCGCGGTCGTTGTTCCACCGCCAAAATAGGCTGGAAGCACTCGCGCCGGGTAAGCCGCAGCGGACGCGGTGCCTGTGTACGGGTCAAGGCAAATTCCGACATTGACCGCCGCGCCGTCGATCCAGTTTGCCGCTGTTATAGGGCTACCGCCGCCGTTCCAGTTTGCCAGATCCCACACGCCGGCCGTGTTGAGGATGCCGTTGTTGACCGGAGAATACGTCATCCCTCCCTTGACGGTCAGGTCACGAATGATGATTTGCACACCCCGGTTGACCGCTATGCCGATGTCATTCGTGTAAGGAAATTCCAGCGTCGTGCCGGTCATTCCATTGCCAGACGGGTCGTAGTGCGGTCCCTCACCTTCAATGGTGATGCTGACGTAGCCGTTGCCGTTCAGGTTCGCGGGAGGCGTCCCGGCCTGGACGTAGCCAATTTGAAGCGGACGGTTCAGTCGAAACAACCCCGCAGGGATGAGAAGCCGTCGCTTCGTGCTGCCAAAGACCGAATTTCCAAGGCTCCCGTAGATCAGGAAGTCCACGGCGGACTGCAACAACACCCAATCGACTTGATCGCTGCCGGCCTGAATAATCGGGAAAGCCGCCTGCGCCGCAGCAAGGTCGGCAAATGCGCCGTCACTAATCCAGTTCGTGACGGTGTAGGTGCCGCCGTTTCCAAGGCGGCTGTACGATGAAGTCGTCGTCGCTGCGGCGAAATCTGCCAAGTTCATGCCGAACTTGTTCAGCGCGCGAAACGCCTTCGCGGTGGCACTTGTTTCGTCGTAGCTGGTAATTGCGGGCATTATGCTGTCACCAGTTTAGGACGCCACAGATAGACGCCGGAAACCGCGTCACCATCGTATTCAGGACAGTCGCTACTCAGCGGCGCTCCGTATGTTCCGACATCAGACAGATTGAACTGAGCGTAGACGGCTGTCGTTGTCGCAGACATCCGAAAATCAAAGCTGCACTTGTAGAACCCGCCAACAGCAGCCGCTATTGTTGCGTTGGTCGCTGTTTGAGTCCCGCCTGTCAGGCCAGTATCAGTGGCCGTACCCGTTTGTAAATCAAAGTAAGAGTACGCCACACCGGCCGTTCCATTATCAGACGCCACGAACACGACAAGATACCGACGCCCGGTTTCTTTTGCGTAGACAGAATACCTGTACAATACATCAGAAAGACCGGTAACCTGCTGATATATGATATGTCGCGTGGTGTTGGTGGACTCAATCAAACTTCCCGCGTCGGTTGCGCCATTCGGCGCAGTCGCTACGCTCGCCGTAAACGTTGCCTGATCTGTCGTCCACCCCGTTGTCATCGCGGCGTTGCCGGTGAACAACTGCGACCCGTCCGCTTCCGAACCGTCCAGCAGACCGCCCTGCGTAAACGCCCCGAAGCCCGGCATCAGATCAATCGCCATGGCTCAGGTCTCGTCCAGCGTGTTGGTCGTGTAGAACACCCGCACGCCCTTGAGGTAGGCATCAACCGCCATCGTGTCCGCGCCGTTGGCCGGATCGCGATACACACGGAAGGCTGTCATGTCGTCCACCGCAGGCGTGCCGGCGATGGTGATGGCGCTGGTCGCCGCCGAGATGTAGAGATCTGACGTGGTGCCGCCGGTATCGGTGACTTCCTGCGCTGTGCCATACGCCACGTCGAGCGTGTCGTCGTCGGAGACTGAAACGCCCTGCAAGCCCCACCTGACGCCGAAGTTCGTCGTGGTGCTGGGGTGCGTCCAGTAAAACCGCGCCGTCACCGTCCCCTCGTCCCACGACTTGGGGAAAGCCACCCAGAACTGGGCATATTCCGCAGTCGTGGCATCGAACGCCAGATAGCTCAAGTCCGGCCTGTTGGCTGTCTGTGCGGTCAGTGCAAGAGCCGCGCAACCACCCGTGGCAGACGGACGAATACCAGAGGCTGGTATCCACAACGAACGTAGGTTTGAGAGGCCCGCATACGCCTTCATCTGGTCGGCAGAGATGGCGACATCGCCGCCAGACTGGACGCCATGCCACTCCTCGCTTCCCGCAAGGGCGGCAGCGTTGGTTGTTGCTGAGACCTTCGTATCAGGCACGGTCAGACCTCCAGAATAAATTCGCCGTCAGTGTCCGTGATCGGGTCGTCGGTCACGTCGAGAATGGCGTCCCCGGTATCGGGCGCAGGTGTTCCCTCCAGCGGGATGCGCCCGTCGTCTTCGCGCAGGACGTAGCCGCCATCCTCTCGGATAAGCATGTCCGGCGAGGCTGCGATCTCAAGCAGGACTAGCCCGCCGTCCTCGCGCAGAACGTAGAAAGCATCTTCCCGCAGCAGAGCGTCAGAGTTTGGGAGTACCGTCCCTGCGTTTAGCGCCAGCAGAACCTGTTGAGCCGCCGCCACGTCACGTCAGCCCCGTTCCGCTGATCATCCAGCGCGTGGCGGTCACCTTGATTGCCGTAGCAATTCCATTAGCCGCCAGCGTCCTTGACCCCGTCGAGCCAGTGCCGGCCAGGACCAGCGTGTCCGACACCATGGCAATGGTGATGGTGCCAGCCGACGTGTCGTTGACGAAGGTGACGGCGGTTCCAATCGGAAACGCCACCGTCCCATTGTTCGGAATCGTCCACTGCCGCGCCGACGTGTCAGCAGACGGGTGATAAACATGCCCGCCGCCGTCCGACAATTGAAGCGTGTAGTCGGCGCTTCGGCTGTTCTGCGGGATGTAGGAATACGCCCACGATGGAGCGCCGCCCGCGACCGTCAGGACCTGGTTGGCCGCGCCAACCCCAAGTTTCGCAGTCGTGTTGGACGCCGAGGCATAAAGCAGGTCGCCCGTAGACCATGTCGTCTGCCCGGTGCCGCCGAACGTGGCCCCGACCGCCGTGGCCTGCCAGGAGCCTTGCGTGATTGCGCCGTCCTTGCGCAGCGAGAAGACGGTGCTTCCGCCCGCGATCTCGCACGTCAGGAACCGCGCACCTGACGACGAAGACGTGTCCGTAACGACGAACCGCGCGAAGATGTGGCCTTCCGCCGAGTTCCACGTCCTGCCAACGTAGAGCGCGGCGTCCGCCGCACTCGTGACGGTCGCGCCATCGATGCGCAATGCGCGCGTGGTGTCGTTCCACGTCGTGCCAGACATCGCAGCAAACGCACCAGATGCGTTGTACTGAAGGTTTCCGCTTGAGCCTGCTGCGCCGCCGGACACAACGCCTGTGACGCCGTCAGGAAAGCTGACAGGCGACCCGTCCTTGGCGCGGATGATGCCCGACTTGATGACAAGCGCACGATCGTCGTCTAGGCCGATCTCTTCGCCGTGGATCTCGGTCAGGACATCGCGCGCCATGGCTTAGGTCACAAACGCAGCGTTGGGAACGGCGGCTGTCGTAACAACCGTGAACGAAGCGCCCTCCGCGATGTTCGTCGCGGTGATGTTGTTCGTGTACGTGTCCGCGATGGAGATGCCGAAACACAACGACGGGAATGTTGCCGCAGCAGCAGCAACGCCCATCCAGCGCCAATGCGCGGCGGGAGGCGCACCCGACGCTCCCACCGCCTGCATGGCAGGCAACGTGCCCGTGTACTTGCTCGCGTACCAATAGAAGCCGGGGTTCAGCGTACCGGCAATCGCGACCGTCACGTTGGTCGTGCTTGCTGTCGTCGCCACGCCTGTGTTGTCGGCAAACAGCGGAACCCCGACAGGACGAGATGACGTGGCCGAGTTTGCCCAGATGCCCCCCTTGGCCGAGGAGCCCGCACCGCCCGTCGCCACGCGCATCAGTACGCTGGTGAACGTGATGGGCTGCTCGATCTGGAAGGGGAAGAAGTACAGCGTGTCAGCCGCGCCCACAGTCGCGTTTGTGGTGCTGTTGTCCGTCATGGCGTACCAGCGCCCAGACACATAGCCAGGGTGCCGGCGAGGCCCACCGGGGCCGGTGATCGGGAACGTCGTCATCAGTCGACCCTCGTTCCGCGAGCGTAGGCAAACACCGCCGAGGGAGGCCCGCCCGAGATACTGGCGCGCAGGAAGCACGGGGGGAGTTCGAACCCGCCATGCCCCGCCGCCGTCAGCGTGCAGTGCGTGTCGCCCGCGCGATCGACATCGACCCACACGGAGTTGTCGAAGCTGCACTGGAGCTTGATGGTGGCACCCGAGAAGGTGGCCGAGTGGACGTAGAACACGCCACGCCCGCCATGCCAGCGCACGCCGGTTCCGGTCGCCGCTGCATTCTCAAGCAGGGCGATATCGCTGTCAGATGCCATGACTACCTCTTACGAAACCTGCGTGATGCGCGTGGTCGCGATCCACTGGATGGTGTGCGATGTCTCGCCCGTGCCGGTGATGCCAAGCGCGCCATTGGTGGTGTCCGCCGATAGGGCCAGCGTCCACGCCGCTGCGCCTGCGTCGTTGTTGAGGGCCGTCACGGTGCTGCCGACGAGCGTGGTGGCTGCGGCGTTAGCGCCGCGTCGGATGGTGGCGTTGAACGACCACGTTTTGGTGTCGCCCGTAGCCGCCTCCCACGCGATGACGTGGCCCTCGACCATCCTGGCCGTGTTGTTCTCCAGCGCGTCCGTGTTGCCGGCAGCAGCAGCATTGCCGTCCGTCGTCAGCCTCGTCGCGCTGTTGTTCGTCGTCTGGACGCGGTGCAGGCCCGTGTTGATCAATTGCGTGGACTGGTCGAACGTCATCACGCCAGAGGTGCGACGAGGCTGGTTCCACAGCGTCTTCGCGTACATGCGAACATCGCCGCTGAAGATAAACTTCGTCGGGTCGTCAAACACCTTGGAGATTGTGGCGCTGCCGAACTTGCTGCCGATCTCGATGTCCGCTTCCCGCAAGCCGACAAACGTGACGCCCGTGTCCGTCTTGAAGCAGCTATTCGTGACGAACAGTTCGTGTTCTTTCCACCGGAACCCGTGGTAAATCTGGACGCTTGCGCCTTCGAACAGGAAACAGTCCGTGGCCGTCACCGTCTCAATGTGGAGGTCCAGATCAAGGTTTCGGCTGCCTTCTGTCTTGTAGTAGATGCGGACGCCGGCCGTGCCGGCCGAGGCCGCGTAGCTCGTCACCATGCGCAGCCGCGCCGCCTCACCGATCCACAGAGCAGAGCCGCCCTGCAGCTGCCGGAAATCGCCGTTCAGGACGCACACGTCGTTGAACGTGTTGGACGTGTCCACACTTGCCGTGACCGTCACGAAGTCGCTGGCAATCGTCCACTTGTTGCAGCCGTCAAAGATGGCCGCAAAGCTGTCGGCCGATCCTGGCTGCGCGTTGTCGATGTAAGGCCGCGTCAGCAAGCTCGTTTCCGACCCGTAGTTGAGGAAGCCGGCGAGCGTGTAGCGGCCCGTCATGTGCAGGCCGGTGAACGTGTTGTTGTCCACCGACATCACGTCCGTGTAGCGGCCGATCTGGATGCCCACACGCGGAGGCGCAGTCGGATCGCCGTAGACGCGCAGGCCATTGACGCGGAGCCACCGGCTGCCGAGGAAATCCAGCGCCGCCTTGCCCGCCGCGAAGGAATGGATGACCGCGCCCGTGGCTTCGATGCCGTGCTGGAGGCCGTTGATGTCCGTCAGGTTCACCGAGCCGTTGCAGCGATAGACGCCGGGCGGGATGACGGCCTTGATGGGGCGGAACAGGCCGTTGACGAGGGGCGTGGCGCGGATCGCGTCGGCCCACTCGTTCAGGGCATCCGTGTCGTCCGTGGTTCCGTCTCCCTTGGCGCCGAACGCATCGGCCGCGAGGACATCTCCGTACCCGACAATGCCATTGCGAACGACAAGGCGCTGCCTCGCGTCCAGGCCAATCTCCCGGCCATGGATCGAGGTGACGATGTCATTCATGGATCAGTCCTTCGGACGCTCTGCGTTGGCGAGGGCGAATGCGATGCGTCTGGCAATGTCGAGGGGCGTGGCGTCCGTTACCGCAATGGGCTTCTCGCCGCCCTCATGCGTGGTCGTGGTACGCTCGCCGTACTTCTTCGGAAGGAGCTTGGCCGCGACCCACTTGCGGGCGTCGATCTGCAACCGCGCCTTGTTGTGGTCCTCGGCCGTGTCCGCAATCGTGACGATCTGGTCGGCGTAGGTGTCGGCCTGTTTCGCGCGTGCGTGCGCGTACTGGTCACGGAAGTCGGGGTACTGCTCCAGCCACCGATAGACACTTGTGGTGGATGGCATGTAGTCCTCTGCGCAGATGGAGCGGAGGCTTTCGCCATTGGCGATGCGCTCGCATATCTCGTCTGCCAGTCCTACGGAGAGGATGGTGTGGCCTTCTTTCATGCCTTCCACTTGTCCGCGAGCTTGCCGATCTCTTCAGGCGTCTCTTTCACGAAGAACGAGCGCCCGCCCTCGATGACGACCTCGGTGTACGGCCAGACTTTGTCTTCCCACCGATGGGTGCCAGCACGCAGGGCCGTGATCTTTTTGAACACCACGTAAATCGGCGGCTCGTCGCCGTTGTTCTCGTGGAGCGGAATGAAGGTCATGCCTAGCTCTGCGCGATGGTGCGCGGCTTGCGCTTGGATGGCTTGCCGCCCTGATAGACGACCATGGGTGCGATCGCAGGCATCAGGCCATGTCCTCGTCGGATATGCGGGCCGGTGCTGCGTCTTGACGCTTGCGTTCAGCCTTGGCCTTGCGCTCGCACCATGCCCTGAACACCTCGTCGGTCCTGAGCAGGCTGCGCAGAACCGTGGTGCTGATTTTGCCCGCCGCGTACCTGTCCCAGATTTGCTGGTAAGTCAGCGGCTGGGCGGGATGCATGTCAGACGGCGGCGACTGCCGCGTCCTCGAGGACGGGGATAACCGGGTCGAGCGGCATGGGCCCGTCGAACACACCGTCCGCGAGATCCGCCACAATCGAGTTGAGCTTTGCAGCCATCGCAGCAGCGTCGGCCTGGGCTTTCTCCAGCGCCGCACGAGCGGCAGCCTCTGCGGCCTTGGCATCGTCGCGCTCCTTCTCGACGGCAGTCACGTATTCGTTGACGCTTTCGAGGGTGGCGACAGCGGGGCTATCCCCGACAACCCAGCGGAGGGCTTCAAGCGTAGCGGTGACATCGACCGGCATGTGCGTAGCTCCTTATTGGCGGGTTGCGGTTTCGTCGTCTTCGTCTGGCGCGTTTGCGTCGACAAGTTTGAAGGGGTCCATGACCCAATCCCAAAGCGTGCTGGCAATTTCTAGGATGTCGCCCGCGTCACAGTCCTCGTCGCAGAGGCTGTCCGCGATATCGAGGCACCGCACTCTCGCTGCAAGCGGGTCCATGCATTTTTCTCCCAGATGCCTGTTGACATGCCAGGCACATTGTGCCAATATACGTACATCAGAGAGGGAGACAGACAGATGACCCGCTACATTCTCATCGACAACGGTTCGGGCTACGTGTGGGGCGAGGCAAACGCCGAAACACCCGAAGAGGCTTGCCGCATCGTGGACGCCCACGTCGGTGCATATGACCGCACCTACTTCGAAGCCTACAGCCTTGCCTCAAACGAGAGCGGCTATCACGTCTACGAAGTCCGCGACAACTTTCCCGAGATTGAAGACGGGCAAGACCTTGAGACGATCATGGCAGTTGAAGCGTTGCGCCGCGTCGGCACATTCCAGATCGTCGGCGGTGTGGATTAATGATGACACCCACCGACCTCCGCACCATCCTACAGCACCTCGGCCTCACACAGGCCGGGGCTGCTGCCGTTCTGGGTGTGTCAGAACGTGCTGTCCGCGCTTGGTGCGATGGCTTTCGGAATGTGCCGGAACCGGCTCAGAAGCTCTTGCGGCTGATGCTGGACGGGACGTTGACTGCCGAACAGGTCCAGCGGGCTTAGGTTTTCGAGCGGCCGACCCGCATCCGCCAGCGGACCATTCTGGGCACCTAGATGCTCGACGCCCTAGGCATTGCGCTTTACCCCATATCCGGGGCCGCTCGAAACTGGCTTAGGTTCAACACTTGCGGCGGATTTGGCGCGGCGGTGTTGAACTTTCGCAGGCGCAAAGCGCCCACTAAGCATGTCTGACTGATTTGCGTTACGCCGTCAAGCTACAGGCCCCACAGACGCACAAGCCTTTCCAGCCCTGCACACAGCAATGCAGTTCCGGCCGCTCTTGCCTGCGGTTCGTTCGACCAGCGGTCCATTGCAACCTCGCCAACAGTCTTGTTTCGACAGCACACCTCCTCGACCACGCGGGAAAGCGTGATGCCCAGATCGCGCACGGCCTCCGTGTACGCCGCCCGATGCCGCAGCATGGCGTCCGAGGCGTGTTCCTGCCCGCCGCCCTGTGTGCCGTCCATCCGCAAGCTGGCGTACCGCTCGGACAGCCCGCCCGCGCTCCAGTGAAGTTCGTACTTCTCGCCGGCCAGGTACATCTCCCGCGTGATGGTGCGCCGGTCGCGTAGCACCTCCAGCACAGGCTTGACCCTCACACGGCCACGGAGAGGCCCGTCAGCGGCCGTTTCGATGTCTGGGGCATGGGACAGCCTTTCGGGCGTCGGACCCATGCTGA